GATCTGACCGCTGCGGCGCGCGAGATCGATCAGCCCTTTGTAGCCAAGCACGATCTGCACTTCGGTGACACCCTTGTTCCGGTTTTCGAATGGGATCAGGTATGCATGACCAAGCGGCGTGTTCGGTTCAAGCCCGAGTTGCGAGCACTGCACGACAGCGCCCATCAGCGTTTCGATGGTGCAGCCCATCAGTTTCGGCGTCGTGCGCAGCGCGCCGAGCGCGATCTTCAGCATGCGATCGGGTGATACGTGGCGCGGCAGCACCGCAGCTAGCGTTGCTTTCTGCGATTCGAAATAGCTTTTCACGCTACCCATGCCCGCGTCGTGGGCGACCATCTTTCCGGTCTGCTTCAGGTTTGCGAGGTTGGTTGTCTGTTGTGCCACGGTCATTCCTCAGTGATAAGCGCCCAGGACGGGAGCCGGATGATGTTGATGCCCGTCGAGTAGCCGGGCCACGTGTTGGCGCGCTCGCACTCGGCGTACGTGCGCAGGTTCTTGCGGTACTTCGCGCGGCCCGCTTCGAGGCTTTCTTCGTCGAGCATGAAAGCGTTGGCGGCGAACGGGTATTCGGTCTCGACGGCCAGAAAGATGAAGCCGAGCACTTCCATTCCGCTGGCTTTCTCGTAGCCGTCCGAATAGAACGCGGCCTGAACGTCGTAGCGCTTGCGTGCGACCTGACGACGGAACTCGCTCGGCGCCGCGCTGCTGAACGTTTTCAGGTCGAGCAACAGGACCGCGTTTTCACGCACCGGGTGAACGAAGTCGGGACGGCAGCGGCACTTCACGCCGGTTTCTTCGTCGGTCCAGAACGCGGACACCTCGGCTTTGCCGCTGGCGAGCGCTTCGCCGATCTCCGGCAGCGCGCGCACCGACGCGGCCTGACGCACCGCGGCTTCATACTGGTCGTGCTGAATAGCAACGCGGTTCAGATGCGCCTCGACGAACTCTTTCCAGACCTTCGTATTTCGGTTGAAGGTCGGGCCGACGACATAGCGCAATTCGAATTCGTCGGGCTCAAGCACGGCGCAGTGCGCGAGGTTGCCTTCAAGCTGGCCGGACTTCGAGATAGGCGCTGGGCGATCGGCTGCACGATGCCGCGCAAAGAAGATCGCGGGCGACAGGTCGAGCGTGTCGAGTTGCGATTTCGACACCGGCGTCATCGCGTGGTACTGCTCGATGTCGAGGCCTTCGATCAGGTTGTCGGAATAGCTCACGTGGCTCTCCCATATGCGACCGCTGCATCCACGTAATCCGGATCAGCCGGCACGACGAGCAGCGTGAGAAGGATCAGCGCCACGAAGCCCGCGAGGATCGAGAGCAGCGGGTGGCGGTTGCTGAAGCGATTAAGTCGACGAATCATGCGATTCCCCTTGCAGCCATCCAGCCCAGCCACAGGCCGAACGCAATAGCTATTGACCATTCGATGACGGTGGCCTTCATGAGCACACCGCATGCAGATAGAACGTGAAGATCACCAGCGCGCAGACAGCGGCCGCGCACACGCCAGCGGAGAAAGCGAGAGAGAGGTCTGCGAGGCGCAGATCGCGTTCGGTGATCTTCACGATTCCTCCGAACGCTCTGCAATCCAGGCCAAAATCGCGACGATTTTTTTCGCGATAGTTGTTCGAATCGGCTTTGTGATGCCTTCGCCCGACAGTTCTTCGCTGAAGAACAAGATCGACGACACCGGTACCTTGAATGCTTGCGCGTACTTTTGAAGGGTTTCGAGACTTGGCTCTCGGGTTCCTTTCTCAAGCATCGAGATAGTCGCAGTGCTCATTCCGATTTCCCGGCTCAATTCCGTTTGGTTCATGTCGTGATAGACACGCATCAGCCGAAGCGCTTCGGCAAGCATCGATGGCGCGCTCACGCGAACCTCACCACGCGGCAGAAGCACCAGGCGATGAACGTCCACAGGACGATGAGGGTTAGGGCGCTCATGATTGGCTCCCGGTGGCTTTGGCGACGATGGCCTGAAGGTCTTCGCACACAATCTGTTCTCCCCACGAGTTATCGCGGGTGGAAAGAAACTTGATAGTCTCAATCGCTTCTTTTAGCGCTTCGAGCATCTCGGGCGCGGCGGCGATCAGGCGGACTGTTTCTTTAAGCTGCTGATGCTCGCGACCATCGAGTTCGAAATCGCGACTTAGTCCACCTGCCACGATCGTTTCACCAGTCGTTTCGGACTTGATGAAAAAGTCGCCGCCATCACCATCGAACTGGAACGTCCACGGCCCCAGCATGAATTTTTGTTTGCTCATTTCCCACCCCACTTCGCCACTTCGGCGTCGATCCGAAGCATCCAGTCGTTCGCCATGACTTCGCTGTCCTGCTCGATGTAAAGATTGATCAGCGCGAAGACCATCGCACCAACGTAGTCGATACGGTTGGAAAGCAGATGCGGACGGATCTTTTCTGCCGCGACTTCCATCACGCTTTGCATGCCCGCGACGATGTCGATAGGCGCCATGGCCGCCTTGCGCTCAGCGATCAGTTCCTGAGTACGCGCTGCGATCATTTCGTCGCGTGACTCGGCATCGTCGAGCGCCTTGTCGATCTTTGCCTTTGTTCGGTCAGCGACGTATTCGCCCATCGCGAGAGCCTGTTTGCCGCAGTAGTGGAGTGTGCTCATGGTCAGCCCCAGCAAACGTTGCGATAGTCGACCGTGCGACGGATCACCCAGTGGCGGCGCAGCTCGGACGCTTCGTAGTTCGGACAGGCCACTTCGAGGTAGCCGTTCGCGAGAAGCACGAGAACGGTGTGGAGTCGGTGGAAGCAGGGCATTTCGGTCACCTCACGGTGCGTTGTTGTTGAGTCTATTTAACGACATCGCATCTGCGCTGTCAAGTGAACTCTACAAAATAGTTGTGGGTAAGGTTCGCGTAACAAAACTACAGACGTAAAAAAACCCGCACGCGGCGGGTTTCTTTTCTATGAATCGATGTTTATTTCGAAGGAGAGGTGAGAGTGGTCAAGTTCGGCCGAACGTATGCTGGGTCGTTTTTGTCGAGGCACTGGAAAGTCAAATCAGACTCGACCGGTGTCCATCCCCGAGCGCCAGATGTCTTGGCCGGCGCCGCTTGCAGCTCTTTGCCCTGCGCTGCGCAGAATTCGCGGGCCTTGGCGACGGCCAATGCTGTCGTCTCGCCATGCGACTGGAAGCCGCCGCGCGTTGTCGCATCCACCTGGTATGTGTCTTTTCCGATTTGCGTCACTTCGCTGACCGATTGACAGCCGGCGAGCGCGGCGAGAGCGAGCACAACGTATCGATTTTTCATCCTTGGTCCGTTCCGGCACATTTAAATTCGATTTCCACCCGCGGATAGTTGCCGAGGATGTAGGGCGGCTGAGCTTCGGTCGTGTTCGTGACTCGCACTGTCTGGCCGCGCTTGGCGCAGAACGCTGCGGCTTCCTTGATGACGTCGGCTTTCAGGTTGCCAGCGCCGCCGAAGCTGTTTGCCGACTGCTTGGAGGAATAGAAGGTGCCGTTCCCAGTATCAATTATTCCGCTGGAAGCGGCACAACCCGCGATCGCCACAGAGGCGACCGCGGTAAAAAACGCGATTCTCATTGATGTCCCCGACTAGATTCGTTCGCTCTGTTTATGCACGACGCGACCAATGATGAATGTCTCGCCGTTCAATGGTCGATCGCGGTAGATGCGCTTGTCGAGGTTGTCTGACGCCGCGACCCAAATTCCATCGGTTCGGAACAGGCGCTTCACCACTGTTTCACCGTCTAGGTTCAGGGCATAGGCGACGCCGTCGCGCGGGGTGACGTCGTCGGTATTGATCACCACCCAGTCACCGTCGAACAGCCCTGTCTCCATGCTGGCGCCAGTGACTTTGATCGCCAAAAGACTTTCAGGCTTATAGCCGTTGCTCTCGTACCACGAGCGGTGAAAGACGATCGGCGCGTGCTCGTCGTTAAGCGGCTCGACTCCAAAGCCTGTAACGCCTGCTGAAATTTTTATCTTCACGCGCTTGATTGCCGGATATTCGGGATTGTCATGGAGGGGGATCTCTTTATTTTCCCCTCGTTTCATCCTCCCACGGCCGGTGTTGAGCCAAACCGGCGAAATGTCTAAGACTTCGGCCGTTTTTAGGAGATTGTCCCCGTCGAGACTTGTGGTAGTTCCCCCGAACCATAACGAGACGGCGCTGCGCGTCACCCCGACGCGTCTTGATAGTTCCGACTGACTAATCCCGGCTTCCGTCAAAGCCATTCTCAGCCGTTCTGCAAGTGTTTTCATGTTCAGTAGATTAAACGCTTGTCCGCTGAGGATGCTTGACATAGAATCTGTCGAGTGAACTTGACAAAAATCTAGGCGCATTCCATGAACCTCACGAAATCGCAGGCGGTTGAGATCTTCGGCAGTCAGGCCGAGATTGGTCGCGCGCTCGGCATCTCGCGAAGCGCGGTGTCGCTTTGGCCGGATGTTTTAGACCAGCGCAAAACGGATGAGCTTGTCGGTGCTGCAGCCCGGCTCGGCAAACCTCTGCCGAGCGGTTTCGCCGCCACAACCGAACAACCAGCCGCCGCCTGATTCCCCGCAGTGCAGCGACTGTGGAGCTAATTATTCCTCGTCGCGCTGCAACAAAACACGTCTTTGTGGAGTAGCCCTTGAACATCCTCGATGCCGCGCACGCTCTGGCGCTGGAATACGACGGTGGATGCGAGTCTCTCGCGCCTCGTATTGGCATGAGCGCCCATGTTCTTCGGAACAAGGTCAACCCCAACAACAAGACCCATCACCTGACGCTCGTTGAAGCGCTACGCATGTCGGTGATGACGAAAGACCGCCGCATTGTCGAAGCGTTCGCGCGCGAGATGGGCCTGGTATGCATTGAGATCCCCGATGCGGAAAACTGCGCCGACGCCGATGTCATCGAGCTGATGGCTCAGACGTGGGAAACCAACGGCGACATCGGCCGTGAGGTCAACGCGATCTTCGCCGATGGTCGCGTCGAGCACGACGAAGTCAAGCGCCTCAAGGATCGCGTCTGGAAGCACATCCGGACTGTGTGCGGGCTCGCTGGGCGCATCGCCGGAATGGCGGAGAGGTGAACATGGACCTTCCAGAACCGCTCACACCGGCCGGCTGCGATCTGCGCGACTTCGCATTCATGCCGCTCGACGTTCAGCGTCTGCGCGATAGTGATCTCGCCGCGCTCGAGTCTCCTGAATGCTGCTGGTCCGCTGTCCTGCTGTGGTGCGCATCGTGGCACCAGGTGCCGGCCGCATCGCTTCCTGACGATGATCGCGTGCTCGCTCAACTGGCCGGTTTCGGGCGAGTGGTGAAGGAATGGCAACGCGTTCGCGAAGGCGCGCTGCGCGGTTGGATCAAGTGCGCCGACGGTCGCCTCTATCACCCGGTCGTGTCCGACAAAGCCTGCGATGCATGGGAGTCGAAGTTTCAGCAGCGCTGGAAATCTGAGTGTGCACGCATCAAAAAACACAATCAGCGGCACGGGACAAAGACCAAATTCCCGACACTCGACGAGTTCCTGTCCCCCGACTATCGTGATCCTGTCCCTCGGGACATTTCGCCTGTGTCCCCTGGGACAACTAACGGCGGTCCCTCTGATGTCCCCCGGGAAACACCATCCAAGAGAGACGGAGAAGGAGACGGAGACGGAGAGGGACACAGAGACAAAGACAAAACCCAAGAAGAGCCGGTGGTAGTTCATACGACTGCGCCCGAAGAAACGCCGGCGCCTCTGCCTTCGGAAATCGCTCCGAACAGCCGCGCTGCTGCGATCTCGATCCTGATGCGTCGCAACGGCGTTGAGGGCTGCAACTCGGCAAACCCCATCGTGCAGGACTGGGCTGCAAATCCGAAGGTCACCGACGACCTGCTGCTGACGGCTGCCGACATGGCGAAGAAGCGCGAAGTGCTGCGCCCCGGCCCGAACTACCTCGCGCCGATCATCGCGCAACTGCTGAACCCGCCGAAGCCCAAGCCGAGCGAAGACGCATGGCGCCGCTCCGACAAGGGCATCGAAGGAAAGGCATCGGAACTTGGCATCTATGCCCGCCCGGGCGAAACACACGACGCGCTGCGCGAGCGGTGCGAAAGCGAACTGCGTCGTCGCACGCAAGGAGCAGCAGCATGAGCGACACGAACGGTCAGGCATGGGGCATGTGCGCAGCGTTTGGCTGCCCGCTATTCGGCACGTTGGGCCAGGACGGACAGTGGTACTGCTTCTGCCACGCCGGTAAGCCGAGCGTTTTCAACGACGCCATCACGCGTGAACTGCGCGAGCGACAGATGCCGCTTGTCGAGGCGACGCTTTCGATTCGTCGACATTTCTCGTCGTTCTACGACGCGCCGGACGCTTACCGCGCGATCCAGAACAAGCTCATCGGCATGGGTCGGAAAGACCTGCTGCTCGGTGCAAACGGTGCCGATGTGCCTCCGTCACCGCCCAGCCGTCCGGGACTGAAGCCGATCGTGAGGATGTGGCTGCTTCGCCTCGAGCGTGTACTCGTTGAGGCAACGGCCGATATCGGCGAGCAAAAGCGTATCGCGTCCGCAGTACCGACGGCGCAAATCGTTGGCCCCACACACGTTTCGAAACACCACCCGTACGGGGATGGAGCACAGGCATGACCCAATTTCCGCACGCCCCAAAGACCGCACTCACGCGCGCGCACGCGCATTTGGAGGCCGCATGACCCCGTTCACCTCAGACCGAATGGTCCTCGCGATTGATCCGGGCACGACGGAAAGCGGTTGGGTCCGCTTCTGCAACAACCACGTGATCGACTCGGGCGTGTACGAGAACTCGGAAATGTGCGACATGGTGCATGCCGGTGGATTCGATGACCTCGCTGTCGAAATGATCGCCAGCTATGGCATGGCCGTTGGGCGCGAGGTATTCGAGACATGCGTATGGATTGGCCGGTTCGTCGAAGCGTTCCGCGATCCCGATGCCGTCAAGCTCGTCTATCGACGTGATGTGAAGCTGCATCTTTGCGGAACGTCGAAGGCAAAAGACCCGAATGTACGGCAAGCGGTCATCGACATGTTCCCGCGCCTCGGCGGTGGCAAGACGCCGCAGATAGGCACGAAGGCCCAACCTGGCCCGCTGTACGGCGTCACATCCCACGCATGGCCTGCATTGGCTGTTGCGATCACGGCAATCGGAAGGGCTGCGTAATGGCCTCAATCCTCCAGCTCGCCGGCATGCTCCCGCGCGACCCGCAGTTCCGCGCCTTCGTCAGCCAATACCTCGTGCCGCCGCGCGAGCCGACCGTCGATGAAGCCGCGGCGTTCATCCGCGAGGCGTGCCAGGTCGAGAGCCGCCGCCAGCTCGCCGAGGACCGCGCAGCCGAGCAGCGGTTTCACCAGTTTTTGCGTCGGCCGTTCGTGGCCTGGAAGGAAAAGCACTGAGCAAGACGCTCCGCGCGTGCGTACCGCGCCGCTCTGGTCATCTGCGGACGATGACCGATACCAACGGGGAAAGGAAAATGGGACAAAGAACGTACCGACCGCACATCCGCGTTCAGATTGGGCCGAGGTGGAACAGTCTTATCGGTTGGATTGATTTCAGCGCGATCCTGAAAGGCACCGATTGGCGCTGGTGGGAATGCGAGGGGCACGGAGCGCAAGGCGCCGGCAAGAATCCAAAAGATGCATATGACGCGTGGTATCGCGACTTGCTTCGCCCGCATCAGAACAACGCCATTTACATGGCCGCGTACCGCGCTGCTAACACTCCGCGCTGAGGTTGAAATGGACTACACCCTTCGCGCCGTCAATAACGGCTGGATTATCAGCGCACCGCCTTGCGACGATGATATGGCTATGCCCTTTGGCGATTTCGTATTTTCGACGCTGAAAGAAGCAATGGATTGGCTCGCGGCGCGTCATGGAGAGGTGATCTGATGGACAGAATCGACGAACTGCTACTGGACTGGTACGAATGGAGCCAAGGCTACAACCCCGGCACGGACTATTCAGCCTTCGACAGCACGTGCGCCCAGTTCCGCACGTCTCGGCAATGGATGGACTACGACGACCTGGACGCAGAAGTCGAATGGCAGCGCAAGAAGAGCATCGGTCGCGTGATCGAACCGATGATCCTCAAGCTCGATCTGCGCACGCGGGTTGCGATCAACACCGCGTGTCGAAACTTTGCCTCTGGTGCTCAGGTTTTCTCCAGTGTGCGCATTGCTGGCGACCAGGAAGCCGAATACGCCCGCGCCAAGGCGATCCTGTGTCCGCAGATGGTTGCAGCAGGGTTGATCGAGCGCGAAGCGTGTATCGCGTTGCAAGCAGCGTAGAATTTCAACTTTTCACGGAGAGTCGAATGGGCCTGCCGCGCCGTTTTATCGATGAATTCTTCAAACTTCCTTTCCCATATCCCGACGTCGAGAAGGTGCGCTCACTACTTGAAAGCGTTTATGAGGCAGGACTTGCTGCGACTCCGGATCAGGACGCAAAGCGCTGGCGGAAGCTTGAACGTGACCTTGGCGAAATGTACGGAAATATCATTGGTTATGAGCGTGTCATTCCGAAGCTAAGTGCCATGGACTTTCCTCCTGATGGGCACACGATTGGGGTGACTCATACTGTCAAGAATATCCCTAAGAGGGAACTTGTCATTCGCTGGCTTGATGACGGCGAGGCAAGCACTCTGAAATCTATGCTCGACGCCGCGATCAAGGAGGAAGAAGAGAATAATAAAAAGGACTTGTAAACCCAATAGCTTTCGACTATCCTGCGCATCAGTTGGGCGAGTCGCGCCCAGAGAAAACCGAATCCCCTTAAAAAGCCCCGCCAGTGCGAACTGAGCGGGGCTTTTTCGTTTTCACGGCTGGCGATTGGTTGGCGGTTCGGGTGAACGGTAAATGGGCTGACTCCGATCCACACCTTAAGGCAGCTAGTCGCCAGCCGTGAGAATAAACCGCCTTCCGCAAGCCGTGAGTGCGCTAACCGCGGCAGCTTCGGACGTTCTGGAAGTCGTGGGTCTCCGCCGGCATGCCGGAACTCTGCACGACGCGGGCCGTGGCACCTCTCAATCCTTGGAGTGAATGATGAGCGATCTGATTGCACAAGACGACGCAGCGCCGAGCAGCACCGAGCCGCAGCAGCCTGCGCCTGAGGTGGCGCCTGCGGGGGAGCCGTCTTCGTCGCCCTCGTCTGGCGAAGCTGGTTCGGTTGAAGCGGGAAACGCATCGTCGGCGGATGCGTCTGGTTCGACGACGGTCGATACCGATGGCTCCGCTACCACGCCGACGGAAGCCGCAGCACCGGTTTCATCGGCTGAAGTCCCAAACGCCGATGCCAACACGTCGCCCGCTGGTGCTGCCACGCCTGCCACTACCGGTAACGTGCTGGTGAACTCGACGCCGACGGTTGACGCGCCTGTGATCGATGCACCCGAGCCCGTGGCTGAACCGGCGGCAGAGGCAGCGGCAGAAGCCGTCGAGCCGCTCCCGCGCGAGTCGCACCTGATGCTGCTTGAAGCGAAGTTCGGCGCCGCTGTCGAAAAACTGCGCAATGCCGAGCGCATCGCCGTCGCTGAACTCGAAGCGATCTGGGAACACATCAAGGCAGTGATCTAAGCCATGGCAGGCCGTCCGTCGAAGTACAAGCCCGAGTACGCAGAACTGGCGATGAACTATTGCCTGCTCGGGGCGACGGACGCCGAAGTCGCTGCATTCCTCGGTATTGGCCTGCGGACGGTCGGAGACTGGAAGCTCGCTCACGAGGACTTCGCCGAGGCGATGAGCAACGGCAAGGACAAGGCAGATGCGAAGGTCGTCGGCGCGCTCTACAAGAACGCGACCGGCGGCAACGTCACCGCGCAGATCTTCTGGCTGAAGAACCGCCGCAAGGAAGACTGGCGGGACAAGGTGGATCATTCTTTGACTGGCCCTGATGGTGGACCGGTTCAGTTCCAGACCGTGACGCGCAAGGTCATCGACCCGAAGAATCCCGAGCAATGAGCGATCTGGTAATCGACACGCCGCGCGCGTTCCTGCCGCTTCTCAAGCCTGCGCGATACAAGGGAGCGCACGGCGGTCGAGGATCTGGCAAGTCCAACTTCTTCGCCGAGCTGTGGCTTGAAGAAAGCGTGAGCGAAAAGCTCGATTTCGTCTGCATCCGGGAAACGCTCAAGTCGCTTGAGTTCTCGGTGAAGAAGCTGCTCGAATCGAAGATTCAGACCTACAACGCCGGCTATTACTTCGACGTTCAGGACCGCCGCATCCTAACCCGGCATGGCGGTGTGACGATCTTCGAGGGCATGCAGAACCACACGGCTGACTCCATCAAGTCGCTGGAGGGCTTCGATCGGTCATGGTTCGCCGAGGCTCAGAAGGCGAGCGAAAAGAGCCTGACGCTGCTGCGCCCGACGATCCGCAAGCCCGGTTCGCAGCTGTGGTTCGACTGGAATCCGGATGCTCCGACCGATCCGATCGACATGCTGCTTCGCGGTGAAGAACTGCCACCCGATGCCGCGGTCATCGAGGCGAATTACATGGATAACCCATGGTTGCCTGATGAGCTGCGCGCGGAAATGGAGTTCGACAAGCGCCGAGATCCGGACAAATACGCGCACGTGTGGCTCGGCAAGTACCGCCAGAACAGCGAAGCGCGCGTGTTCAAGAACTGGAGCGTCGAGGAATTCGAGCGGCCGGCTGGCACAGTGCATCGGCTGGGCGCTGACTGGGGCTTCTCGGTCGATCCATCCGTGCTGATCCGCTGCGATATCGAAGGGAACCGCCTGTACGTCGATTACGAGGCCTACATGGTGGGCTGTGAGATCGTGAACCTGCCCGAGTTGTTCATGAGCGTCCCGGATGCCGAGAAATGGCCGATCACGGCTGACTCGGCGCGACCCGAGACGATCAGCCACATGCAGAAGAACGGCTTCCCGAAGATCCGCGCGGCCATCAAGGGCGCGAAATCGCTGGAAGAAGGCGTCGAGTTCCTGAAGTCGTTCGACATCGTCGTTCACCCGCGGTGCAAGCATCTGATCGACGAACTGACGCTCTA